AGGAATTGCGGTTGCTGCATTTGATCTTCGCAATTCTTGAATTCGTTTAATCTTCTGCAATACATTCACATCTTTTAACACTTAACACATTCCCTTCAATATAAACTGCACCGAAATCTTCACAATCCGAACACACAAACATTTCAACGATTTGCATTTATTTGCCCACCTTTACTTTGTAATTGCTTGCTTCGTGAAATCTTACAACATCAAAACGCGGATTATCTTTTGCGAACATCTCCGCAAAATCATTTACCATTTTAGAAAATAACGCTGGGTGAGTTTTATCGCTAGCATACTTTAGAATTTCTGCGGTTGCTACATAGTCTTTGCGTGTCATCATTAGTTATTCTCCTCAATCTCAATTTCTAAACAATCAGTTTTTAGTTTGTCTAGCGGTGTGTTATAGATAATCCATGTTGCTTCGTCTTGGTCGATAGCCTCAACCTCAACCGCAATAGTATAAATAAATTTCATTTTGTTACCACCAATCCTGTGCGATAAAAATTCTTAGTGTACATTTTTCCAGTTGGCGTCATTAGATTTACAGTTGAGTATTCATTAGCCCAACCCCAATCAACAAATGAAAGAAATGCGGTAAATGCTTCTAGTGCATCTGCATAGTTCTTATTGAAGTGGATAGGCTTGCCGTCATAGGCAACAGTTATTTGATACATAGGTTTTCCCTTTCGTAGTTGTTTAGAGTATTGTAGCAGAGGGGTCTGACAAATTATTCAGACTCAGGGCTAGTGAATAAGGCTCCCTCATTAAGTAAGCCTAATTCAATGTTAAACATTTCATCGGGGGTGGCTTCGGATAAATCTACCCAGCCAGCACCCTCATCATTCATTCTAAAAATCTCAATGTATCCCATTAGTGTTGTTCCTCGCAATCAGTATCGTAGTTAAATCCGCAAAAGTAGCAATCCATTTGTTCTCCGTGTGCCTTGCACACATAAACAAATTGACTTTCATCGCAACAAAAGTGTTGTTCGTCTTTTACAAAAAAGAATTCGGTTTCGTCAATGTATTTTGTATCTAACATTTATTCTCCCGTCTTTACTGCTACATAGCGGTAAGTATCTTTTAGATTTAGCGGTGCAGAATAGTGAGGTCTAATTTGCACCTTGTAAGTATCTGCATTTGCATACCATACATCATCATTTTTTTCTGCTGAGATAATTTCACCCTTTACAGAATTTGAATAATAAGTTTTTCCCACTAGGAGACTTTCTACGCTATAAGTATTCGCTGACATTATTTGCCTTCTTTCGTTGTTGATTTGGTAATTGTAGCAGATAGCACTGACAAGGCTTCTGCCTTGCTTGCTTGACGGGTTGCCTCTACATGGGCACGGAATTCATCTAGGTTCATGAATTGACCTTCTTTCGTTGTTGTTATAAGAGTATTGTACCAAAAGGCACTGACATTTTCCAATCCTAGGGGTAATTGTCTCACTATGTGGAGCGTGGGTATTGTGATAAGCATCACACGGGCTATGTGATAAAGGTCACATCAAAATGTCCGTTTTGTCTGTCAAATCGACACGCCGTAAATTTCAGGGGATTTTATAACATGTTCATAACGACACGCCCGACCCCGCGCCTTTGCGGGCCAGCTTGACAATGTCAAGCCGACACGCCGTTAGGCTAGTGTGATTCTTGCCACATCTCACGCATCTCCGCCTTGAAATCATGATACACGATCCTCATCATGTATAGGGCGGGGATAGCAATAGATAGTTGCACGATAGTAGTTAGTAGTCTGTTCATTACTTATTCTTCTTTCTCTTGTAAATCTTGTAAGCGGTTACTAGTAGGGCGGTGGTGATTAGTAGTTGCCATGATAGTGCAACATAGCACCATTCTGTATCTAGCATGAAACCATAGTTATCTAGTTCAATAGTCATTAGTTAGCCCCTACCTTGATGTCCATTACATTAGCGGTAAATTTCTTACCCTTACCTAGTTCGCTATCATTAAGAGAATTGATTAGGTGGTCAATCGCCTTAATCTCATGCGCTACATTATTGATAGAGATTAGTTTAGAGCCTTGCCAAATTGAGTAAGTGATAGTCATTAGATTAGTTCCAATCGATAGTAGTTAGTAGTGTGTCAATCTGTTCATCTGTTAGGTGGTCTGTTTCGATAGACTTAGAGAAACCGAAGAAATCTTCTTCTTCTGTTTCTTCGACATCTTCGATATACATATCGGCAACATCTTCTTGAATTGTGTCCCACTTAGAGGCTGTATTAGTATCGAATGAGTATGACATTTGTTTCTTCTTTCTTTAGTAGTTCAATAAGATAAAGGTATCAAATAAGTATGACATTTGCAAGGCTATTGCGTGTGATGTCTATCACAGACAGTTTATGCACTCGCAACCCTTAGAGCGGATAAGGTAGGCAAGGATTTCCTTGCGTGTGTAGTTATCTAATCCATATGAGGATTTTACTCCGCCGTTATGGTAGTCGTGAACTATTGTTGAGAATAGTGTTTCTGTAAGTTGAGTCATTTTTTGACTCCTTTCGTTTGTTTTTCTTTATATATAAATCATAACACGGGGGTCTGACAAATATCAACTCAAAAAAGGTGCAATTCGGACATTGTGAGGCACATCACACGACTTTTTTAGTGTATAAATCGGACATTGAGGACAATATGGGCGGACTATCAAGATTTATCGTTCTTTTTTTAGGTGTGTATCATACAAGAAAAATAAATATTAACATTTTCTCAAATCTGAAATAGTAGTTGACTAGAACTTGTTTCACGTGAAACACAAATGCTATACTAGAGGCATGACAACTTTTGATATCTTTGATGACGCTGAGTTTAGATCAGCTTTCAACAACGCTACTGTTCATGTTGCAAAAAATGTGGCGGGGTTACCAAAGATCAAATGGGATGACGCATTCAGAATCTTAGATGAGGATGTGAAAGCAGGAAATCTGTATGGACAAAAGCGATATGAGAATGGTGGATTCAGAATCCTAAATGCAATGCGTATTCCAGGAATTGCAGATGCACAAAAAAAATTATTAGAAATTTTCACAGAATCAAACTATCAACTTGAGGTTGAGGGTAGATCTACACATCTATACATGAATATTACTACACAAGATGGAACATACTGGAAGCTGCATCAGGATACTGAGAATGTGATTTTCTGGAATATTCAAGGTAAGTCAAGATGGACAATTTATAAAGCAGGGGAGTACCTAGATCTAGAAAACGTATCAGATGATTTGATTGATGTAGATGTTATACTAGAACCAGGTGATATTCTTTACTGTCCATATGGTAGACCACATAAGGTAGAAGCTATTACTCCAAGGTTTGGTGCTTCTCTAGGATTTGGGGATTTAAAATGAATTTAATTGCAGATGGTATCTATGAGTTTGAAAATTATATCTCAGATAGTGAGATAGCAGCATTTATGGAAATTTCAAAAAGAAATCTTAAAAATGATGGTGAGATGCAGCTATATTTTGAGCATAATGATTTTGCTCCATTGTTTCGTAAATTACGTAGTAGAGTTGATCCTATGTTTAAAAACTTAGAAAGAATGGCGGGGTTTTATAGAGTTCAAAGATGGGAAACCAATAGCGGAATGGATCTACATCGTGATGATGCATATGGAGAGCGTCCAGATCAAGTTGGAATCAAATGGGGCATTGTAATTTATCTCAATGATGAATATGAAGGCGGGAAGATTGAGTATCCAGATATTGATCTAGCATTTAAACCAAAGGTGGGATCAATGCTAATTCATAGAGGAGATATCCCACATAAGGTTCAAGTAGTTACTTCAGGATGTAGATACTATATTACTGGATTTGCATATGGAGATGATTCTCTGGAGTTTACTCCATGAAGTTAATACTGTGGGTTGGAATTGTAACTATACTCGTACATATATGTGGCTTAGCGCTGCAGGTATTTACGGGAGTATAGCTTAATCTGGTGAAAGCAATTGTCTTATATACAATCGACTGTCAGTTCAAATCTGACTACTCCTACTATGAAAGTAGTTGACTAGAATTATGTATGATTTTAAAAATGATATCAAATTGCTACAAAACATACAAAACAGACATATAGACCATCGCACTGACCTAAATATGCCAGAAGTCACATGGGATGAAGTATTTATGCTTCTAGATGATGATGTAAAAAACGGCAGAAAGCATGGTCAGAAGCGATTTAAATTTGGCGGGTATAAGATAAGACAGGCACATAGGATCAAACCCGTTAGAGAAGCCTTAGAGAATTTATTAGAGGTACTCCATGAATCTCCATTGGCTGAAGAGGAAGGTAGTGATCATCAGATATATATGTCCTTAACTACAGATCCATCAGCATATGGTGGACCACATGTAGATTATGAAAATGTTATATTCTGGCAGCTTCAGGGATATTCCAGATGGCAGATCTATGATAAGACTAATAGTGAAATTGAATTTGATAAGGTAATTGGTCCAGGAGATGTTCTATATTGTCCTAATGGTAGAATGCATAATGTTATTGCTTCTTCCCCCCGCTTTGGAGTATCTTTAGGATTTGGTGAACTTAGAGAAAGGCTTTAAGAGTATATGCCAAAACTTTTTGGCATTCTCTTCTATCTTGGCCTCTATCTTTGTATGATGAGAATCGGGATGATTATCACTTAAAAAATATGGGCCATACATCATCTTTGAAAAATGTCTTGGACTCATATTATTATTATACACCTAAATTTATAAAATGGTTCTTCTGCCGCCGAAGCACTTTTTTTGCACTATTTTTCGCACTATGTTCTGCAAAATGATAGAATATAGATATGGATAATAAATACATCATAACTAAAGTTGATGACGGAATATACTACATAGATGACTTCTTATCAAAAGAAGAAATAGATGTAATGATGTCTGAGTGCCTTGAAGAAAATGGATGGTATGGCGAAGGCGGAGCGTGGGAAAATAATTTAAAAGAATGTACGCATTCTAGAGAACTTCGTCAAGAAATAAACACTCGTCTAGAAGCTATTATTAACAATGATGAAGAAGAGTCAAACAGCAATACCATTATAAACAGACTTCGTGTATCTACTGGAAACGGTACTGACTGGGCTCTTGGAGTACATGCAGATAATCATGAGTATGGCGATGGCCGTAGTGTTAATGTTACCAAGGGTTATATAATTTATTTTAATGACAATTTTGAAGGTGGAGAAACAGTTTACATTAATAAAGGTATCGAAATTAAACCAAAAGCTGGAAGAATGCTTGTTCACTCTGGTTACAAAGAATACACTCATGCGGTTAAGCATGTGATATCAGGAACTAGGTATTTTATAACAGGATTTGTTTTTAAAAAGGGAACACTAGTAAAAAGTTATAGTTGCTAATACAAAACCCAGTCAGAGGCGGATCCGACTGGGTTTTGTTGTGCCTAAGCACATGTAAGGAACTAAAAGCTCAACTTACAATATTATTGTAAAATAGATTTTGTCCTAAGTCAAGGATTATTCTACAATAAGATTGTTTTCATCAAGCTTGTCAAAAACTAATCCCATTAGGTATGTAATTGATGGCAAGCTTTGGCCCATCTTTTCTTCAGTTTCTTCTTCAGACATTCCTGATTGAATGCACATCATCTTGTTACCGTTTTGGAAAACTCTTGTCATTAAGTTGACAACTGAGTCTCTATCTTTATCCATTTTCTTCTCCTGTTGTATACGCTGGGGCAGGGCCTAATAGATAGCCCTGTTCATGATAATTTATCATCTTTTGTGTGTCTTCTCCGCCTACGACTTTATTCGAAATTAGTGTAAGCAGATCATAAATCCTATGGAGCATAATATATGTCACCATAGGAAGATTATCTTCTAGATTCGTTGTTGCTTGTTCTTCAGTCATTCTCTCTACCTAAATCTTCCCAAAATATTTCTCTGCCCATAGCGTCTGTTATGGGTATTGGTTGTGATTCATTTTGACACTTGCAGTCATTGCTTCCACATGTCATTTGGAACCGCCTTTTTAACTGCTTTTACAATATCATCATAAAAGCCAAAGCCTATAAATTTTTTGTAATCGCACGACAAGCAGTACAGATAAAGATTGTCTTCTAAATCTTGATTGGGATAAAGAAGACCTTGATCCATTGGGCATTCCAATTGCGGAACAAGGCCTTCTTCAGCCATTGCTATGTATTTAGATACATACTGTATCCTTTGCATAGTCTCCTACTTCTTCGTGTCTGTTGGGAACTTTAAATAAAATTCCTGTGCTCTTTGGGTTAAACCCTTCCAAGCTGACCAATTCTCACCGCCATTAGTCATATAGTACGTTATCTCTGCGTTGATTACTGGGTCAAATAATAGTACATTTGACTTCAGGTCGAACTTTTCTTTTCGATCAATTCCGAGGTTACCCAACATATTAATCTGAAAAATTCCATAGGAACTGTCTCCAGTATTCCTGTTGCCATTATACGCCATTGGTCGTCCGTTAGACTCCCTCTTAGCAATGGCCCAAGCCGTTTTAAGGGCTTTTCCTTCAAAACCTACTGCCCAAAGAAGATCTTTTAAATCTTCATCTGACAGAGCCTGAGAAGGCTTATAAACAGTATTGCTGTACTTTTCTAAGGTTTCTTTCTTAAGTTGTACTTCTGTCTTTGGTTTTACTATTAGAGCTTGTGAATTTTGTATTGCAATCACAGTATTGTTACTGAATAGAAATAATGTTATCATTACTATAGCAGTCGTACTATGAACAAAATCACTAAGCTTTTGTTTTATATTCTCCATTGGCATTTCCTCCTTTAGAGATAACGAACTATAATCATAGCATTGTCAGTAAGTTACTGTCAAGTCAGTTAACTAGAAAGTACCAATGGAAATATCTCTATTTACGCCTACAACTCACATTAAAAATGCTGGTGGGTATAACTCTGCTTATTTAAACATAAAAAAGTCTTTAGAAGAGTTAGGTCATGAAGTACTTTACTCAAACAGTAACCCTGAAGTACAAGTTAATTTTGCACAACCAAATCAATTTAAGATGCACAGAGGGCAGTATCAAATAGGATATACCCCTTGGGAATCAACTGTGGTTCCTTCTAACTGGTTTCCAATTGCGGATCATGTTGATGAAATGTGGACAACATCTGAATGGAATGCACAAATATTTGAAGATGCTGGTTTAAAAAAACCTATACATGTTTACAATCATGGTATCAGTGATGTTTGGAAACCACGCAGAAGAAAACCTGATGGAGTTATTAAGTTTTTACACATAGGAGAACCAGCTCCAAGAAAAGCTGGACAGATGGTTGTTAACGCATTCACACAATTATACGGAAACAATCCTTCTTACTCTTTAACTATTAAAGCATATCATAATAATACTACTAGATTATATAATAATTATATAGATAAAGAAATAATAGGTTTACCTAATTATATATATAATAATATAAATATTATAACAGAAGAGTTTACAGAAAGTCAACTACTTCAACTTTACTATGATCATGATGTTT